CACAATGCCCACAGCACCCACAGCGCCCGTCACAAGCGGGCTGCCGTGGAAGCGCTCGTCCTGAGGGAGGCGCAGCCATGCACCTGCCAACGACTGACACCGCGCTGCCGCTTCCCGAAACGGCCGAGGCCTGCGAGGCCGCCATCGGCGTGCTGCGCGATGAGATCCGAAGCATCCAGATCCGGCTCGCCACCACCGACATGCGCCGCCAGGCCGAGCGCGCCAAGCCCGACGCCGACGCATACCACCGGGCGAGCACCGCACTGCGCCTGAAGCTGCGCGCCCTCGATGGGCTGCGGCAGCACCTGCGTGGGCTCGAGCGCGCCCGCGGCGGCTCGGCCGCAGCGCGCCGGGCTGCCTTCAAGGACCTGCTGATCGAGGTGCTGCGGCACGACGTCGACGCAACCCTGTGGCACGAGGCGCTCGCGCGCGCCCGCGCCCTACACCACCGCTTGAACGGCACCGGGCAGGAGGTGGATCATGGATGAGCGGCTTGGACCCCGCCCGGCGCTCTGTGAGGCGATCTACAGCGCCTACGAGCGCGATGCCGAGCCCGGCTTTCGTGAGCACCTGGGGGCATCGATCATCGGCAAGCTCTGCGAGCGGGCGCTCTGGTATGACTTTCGCTGGATCAGCCCGATCCGGCACCCCGGCCGGGTGCTGCGGCTCTTTGAGAGCGGCCTGCGGGAAGAGTCACGCCTTGCGCGCAACCTGCGCCGCATCGGGGCGACGGTGCACGAGGTCGACCCCGAGACCGGGCGGCAGTTTCGCGTGAGCGCCGTCGGGGGCCACTTCGGGGGCTCGCTCGATGGGGTGGCCTGCGGGCTGATCGACGATCCCACACGGTGGCAGGCGCTCGAGTACAAGACCCACAGCGCCAGGAGCTTTGCCGAACTCCTTGCGCAAGGGGTGCAGCGCTCCAAGCCGCTGCACTTTGCGCAAATGCAGGTCTACATGGCACTCATGGGGCTTGAGGCCGCGCTTTACCTTGCCGTGTGCAAGAACGACGATGCGCTCTACGCCGAGCGCATCCGTGCCGTGCCCGCGATCGCCGAGGGCCTCCTTGCCAAGGCCGAGCGCATCATCCTGGCGGCAACCGCGCCGCCGCGCGTCAGCGACGATCCCGAGCACTGGGCCTGCCGCTACTGCGAACACGCTGGGGTGTGCCACGGCAAGGCCGCTGCGCGGGTGCACTGCCGCAGTTGCCTGCACGCAAGTCCGCGCGAGGGTGGCTGGCACTGCGCGCGGCACGACAGCGCGCTTGGGCCTGCGGAGCAGCGCGAGGGCTGCGCACAGCACCTTTACATCGCCTCGCTGGTGCCAGGCGAACAAGTCGATGCGAGTGCCTCGGTGCCGGTGCAGTGGGTGCGCTACCGCTTTGCCGACGGGAGCACCTGGCGCGACGGTGATGCGGACAAGCGCACGGAGGTGGCGGCATGAGCCTGAGCCTTCGACGCTACCAGTCCGAGGCGATCGAGAGCATCTACCGCTACTTCGGAGAGGCCGCAGGCAACCCCCTGATCGTGATTCCGACTGCGGGCGGCAAGTCGCTCGTGATGGCCGCCTTCATCAAGGGGGTGCTGAGCGCGCATCCCGAACAGCGGATCCTGATCCTCACGCACGTGCGCGAGCTGATTGCGCAAAACTTTGCCGAGCTCAAGACGCTCTGGCCGCAGGCCCCCGCAGGGGTCTACTCCGCAGGGCTCAGGCGGCGCGAGATCGATGCGCCGGTCCTCTTTGCCGGGATCCAGTCGGTGCACACGCGCTCGGCGCAGGTGGGCCACTGCGACCTTGTGCTGGTGGATGAGGCGCACCTCATCCCGCGCGAGGCCAACACGATGTACCGGAGATTTCTTGCAGCCCTTGCCGCCATCAACCCGCAGCTCAAAGTCATCGGACTCACCGCAACGCCCTACCGGCTCGACTCCGGGAAGCTGCACACGGGCGACGGTGCGGTCTTCACCGACATCGCCTACGAGGTCTCGGTGCGCACCCTGATCGATGCAGGCTACCTCGCACCGCTCGTCTCAAAGCCCACCGAGACTGCAATCGATGTCTCGCGGGTGGCCATCCGCGGTGGGGAGTATGTAGCAGCCGCGCTCGAGGAAGCGGTCGACCGCCACGACCTCACCGAGGCGGCGGTCGCCGAGATCGTGCGCTACGCCGGCGGCCGAAAGAGCTGGCTCGTGTTCTGCTCCGGGGTGCGGCACGCCGCGCATGTGTGCCAAGCCCTGCAAGCGCGCGGGATCGGCTGCGCCACGATCGTGGGCGACACGCCCAGTGCTGAGCGCGAAGCGCTGATTGCGCGCTTCAAAGCCGGCACGCTCCAATGCCTCACCAACGCCAACGTGCTCACCACCGGCTTCAACGCGCCCGCGGTGGATCTACTGGCCATGCTGCGGCCCACCCAGTCGACCGGGCTCTACGTTCAGATGCTCGGGCGCGGCTGCAGGCTTGCTCCGGGCAAAGACAATTGCCTGGTGCTGGACTTTGCCGGCAACATCGCGCGCCACGGTCCGATGGATGCGGTGGATCCGCGCAGCAAACCCGATGAACAGGAGGGGGCGGCTCCACTCAAGACCTGCCCTTCGTGCGAGCGGCGCCTGCCTGCAGCGGCAAGCGTTTGCGAGGCGTGTGGCTTTACCTTTGACCCGCCCGCGCCCAAGCTCAGCGCAGAGCCGAGCGCGCTCGACCCGGTGAGCGCGGGCACGCCGCAGTGGGTGCCGGTGAGCCACGTGAGCTACGGCCAGCACCACAAACCTGGCGGGCTGCCGTCGCTGCGCGTCAACTACCAGAGCGGGCTACGCCAACACAGCGAGTGGGTCTGCTTTGAGCACCCAGGTTATCCGCAACAACGGGCACGCGAGTGGTGGGTCCGACGTGCCCCTGGGCTACCCTGCCCGCGCAAGGTCGCTGAGGCGCTTGCACAAAGCGGCGCACTGCGCAGGCCGCAGGAGATCGCAGTGCGCCCCAAAGGCCGCTACACCGAGATCGTCGGGGCGCGCTTTGCATGATCTGCGCAATCTGCCGCCGCGAAGCACGCGGCTGGGGCTTTGCACCCGAGCTGATCCGCCGCGAGGCGCCACCGCTCACCTTGTGCTCGCGCCGCTGCCAGGACATCACCGCAAAAAGGAAAGGCATGATCGATCCAACCTCCCATGAACGCGAAGCGCTCGCGCAGGCCAGCGCCCAGGCGGGCGCCTATATCGAAGCGCTCGGCACCACGGACCTTGCCCACTGGAGCCCCGAAGCCTGGGAGGCACTGATCGCCCTCATCGTGACGGCGTTCCAGGACGCCCTGCGCCAGGCCTACGACGAGGACCCGCCCTTCTGATCGCCCGCGGCTGCTGCGCTCCACAGGCGCGCCCGGTCTCCTTTGCTCCCCCCTCTTTCTCGGAGGTCATCGGCCGATGGATCCCCACAACTTCATGGCGCAGCACGGCGCAGCGCTCGTTGAGCGCGGCTTTCCGATCGTGCCGATCCAGCCCTGCTCCAAGCGCCCGGGCCTGTACCGCAACGGCCGCTGGCGCGACTACCCGCAGTGGACGCGGCACTGCAAGCGCGACACCACCGCACACGAGATCGACATCTGGGGCAACTGGCCCCGGGCGGGCATCGGCGTGGCTGCGGGGCGCTTCATCGGCATCGACATCGATGTGCTCGAGCCCGAGGCGCTTGCGGCGTCCATCGAAGGTTTGGCCAAGCGCTGTCTTGGCGAGACGCCCGCGGTGCGCATCGGCCGCGCTCCCAAGCGGCTCCTCGTCTACCGCGCCACCGAGCCCTTTGCGGGGTTCAAGTACCCCCCGATTGAGGTGCTCGGCATGGGCCAGCTCTTCATTGCCTACGGCATCCACCCCGACACTGCAGCGCCCTACGCCTGGCCAGTGGCCACGCTGCGTGACCTCGACCCGCAAGAGCTCCCGGCCATCAGCGAAGCGCAGGCGCGCGCCTTTGCAACCACCGCCTACGCGCTGATCGATCCCGCGCAGCGGCCGCAAACGCTCGTTGCCGGCCTGAGCCCCCACAAGGCGGCCAGCGCCGCAAAGGACGACACGGCCCAGGGGCGCGCCCCGGCGCTGCGCGGAACGCTCGAGGCGGTGCGCGATGCACTGCCCTGGATCACCAACCACGACCTCGACTACGACAGCTGGGTGCGGGTGGGCCTTGCGATCAAGGGCGCGGTGGGCGAGGAGGGCTGGCCGCTCTTTGAGGCATGGTCGGCCTTGAGCGCAAAGTACGATGCGGCCTTCACCCGCGGGCGCTGGCAAAGCTTTGCCCCGCAGCGCATTGGCGCGGGCACGCTCTACCGGCTTGCGCTCGAGCGCGGTTGGCAGCCGCCTGCGGCGATCCGACTCAACGGTGCGTGCGGCATGCCTGCGCCACAGGCGGGCCAGACGCTCGCTCCACACCCGGCGCGCGGCCTGCTCGAAGCGGTGGCCAAGCGCAGCGCGGCAGCGGTGCAAACCGCAGCCAGCATCGCGCCAGGCGCAGCAACCCCGGCCCAAGCCGCAGCAAGCGCAAGTGCCGCGCTCTGGGTCGATCCCCCACCTGCGGATGCCCGCGCACCGGTGCCGATGCCCGCAGGCTGGAGCCACGTGGGCGGAGTGCTCCAGGCGCTGATGGACTTCATGGCGGCAACCGCCAAGCGGCCGCAGCCGGTGCTTGCGCTGGGCGCGAGCCTGTGCGCCGTCGGTGCGCTCATGGGGCGCAGGTACCGTACCGCATCGAACGTGCGCTCCAATCTCTACATCGTGGGGATTGCCGAAAGCGGCGCCGGCAAGAACCACAGCCGTGTGGTGATCAGCGATCTCTTCCAGCGCGCAGGGCTGCTGCAGTACCTGGGGGGCAACAAGATCGCCTCGGGCGCGGGGCTGCTGAGCGCACTGCAGCGCCAGCCGGCCATCCTCTTTCAGCTCGATGAGTTCGGGCTGCTGCTCGGGGCGGCGGCCGACCGCAGGCGCTCGCCGCGCTACCTGACCGAGATCCTGGACCTGCTGACCGAGCTCTACACCACGGCGGGCTCAACGTACTTCGGCACCGAGTACGCCCTCAACCCCAAAGCCCCCACCCTGCGCCCGATCCACCAGCCCTGCGCCTGCGTCTACGGCACCGCCACACCCGCGCAGTTCTGGCAGGCGCTCCAGGCCAGCAACGTCGCCGACGGCTCACTTGCCCGCTTCCTGATCCTCGAGAGCGAGGAGGACTTCCCCGCAAGCAACCTGCACTTTGGGCTCACCGAGCCGCCACAAAGCCTGCTCGATGCGCTCCAGCGCATCCAGGGCGCGGGCGGCGCGATGCTGGGCAACCTCGCCGATGTGGCAACCTCCCCCGAGGTCTGCCCGGAGCCGCGCCTTGTGCCGATGAGCACCCCGGCCGCCGATGCGCTGCGCGCCCTCGATGCTGCGCTCCTCGTAGAGCTTCGCGCAAGCCGCGGCAGCGGCTACAGCTCGATCCTCGCCCGCATCGAGGAGCACGCCACCAAGCTTGCCCTCATCCGGGCGGTCTCGCGCGATGCGATCGCACCCCGGATCGAGGAGGCCGATGCCACCTGGGCGATTGCGCTCGCACGCCACTGCGCCGCACTCACCATCCGCGAGGCGCAGACACACATTGCCGAGAACGCCGCCGAGTCGCACCACAAGCGCGCGCTCCAGATCCTGCGGGCAGCCGCCCCCCATGGGATGTCGCGCAGCGAGTTCACGCGGCGCACCCAATTCATGGATCACAAGCAGCGCGACGGGGTGCTGCAGACCCTCCAGGAGGCTTTCTTCATTGAAGTAAGTCTTTCTTCAAGCGTGGGGAGGCCGACAACTTGGCTAAAACTCGTGGAAAATCCATAGCTTATGGGGCCGACGGGACTTTCTTCAATATTTCAATCTTTCAAGCACACCCCCACCCACACCCCCA